CCCCCGACAGATGGGGCAGCCAGGGTGTACCGTAAGCGAATCGATGAGTTCCTGTACCCTGGTCGTTGCCACCTCGATGCCAGGCACCCAGTCAGGGATGCTGCTGAGATAGCTATGGATACGCTTCAGTTCGTACAGCATAGTCTCCCAGGTCATCGTCTCTCTCATGATTCCTGCCCCCCGATATCGACGTCCTCTTCGGTCAGCGACCAGGCTCCGTCGATGATGCCTTCCCCTTCTCTTTCGTTCTCTGGGCCTAGCGGCGCAAACTCAGGGATGTTCTCCCCGCGCTTGGCCGCCTCGACCATGATCTCCATCTGGTGGCGCATGATGTAGTGCAGCCGCTTCATCTCGCGATAGATCACCCTGGAGTCGGTGATGGCCATAGCCTTGGTGCTGGTAGCGATGGCAACCGATCCTGCTTCTCCTAGTATGCGCCCAGCTATGTCAGTGGGGAAGGCATCCCCGACCGCATTCCTGAACAGCACCAGGTCGTGCAGGTATGTACTCACCAGGTTGAAGATGTTCCTGGTCAAGCCCATGATGCCCTCCAGGAGAGCCGCCCGTGCTGCTGGCTCCTCTGTCTGGTTGTAGATGGCCCGTAGGTCTGTCCTGGCATCCTCTATGGTTTGTATCTCTTGCGCCTCTTTCGTCAGCGCTGCCATCATGTCCTCGACGGCCGGCAGGGTCTTGTCGTGCCACTCCTCCAGTGCTGTGTTCACCCAGGGTGTGACTCGGCGTGGGTAATCGACGCCCGCTTGCTTGAAGCCGTACTCTATCTGGTCGGATGTCAGTCGGTGTCCACGCTGGGCGGCGTACTCGATGATCTTGACCCAAGGCGTATAGTTCTTCCTCTTCTCCAGGATGGCGTCCCACAGGGGATGGTTCCTTGTGAACGCCCGCCATGACTTCCTCTTGTTAGGTCTTGCTACTGCTGTCGTCTCACGAGCCATCTTACAAAGTATCCTATTCCAGAACGCCTATGCTTGGTCGTCCTTGTCCACGTAACGTGGGGGTGTGTAGTGGGGGTAGTCCCATCGTTGGTGTTCGTAGTGCTTCGTGATCTTCTTCCACTCTTGCGCCCTATGCCTACGGGCTAGGACAATGCCAGCAAGGACTGTCAAGGGGATGAGTAGTCCTATGCTACCGCAGATGATAAGGATGAGACTTTCGTTCATATTCTCTCCGCCCCTTCTTTGGGGGATCATTGACCGAGATCAGGAAGGCAGTGGTCATCTCTAGGATTGCGTAGACCTTTCCTTTCTCGGCTTGCGCCACTAGCCAGTCCGCCAGGCGCTGGGCCACCACGATAGCGGCTGTCGTCGTTAAGGGCTTGGGGTCTTCAAGTACAAGGTCGTCAAGAGGTATCTGACTCATCGTCTTCCTCGTCCTCTTCCTCGTTCACTTCCTCGTCCTCTTCTTCATCGTCTTGATCGACCCGATGGGCATAGGGGCTATGTGAGCCATAGGCAGCGGAAACATTGCCATAGCTCAGATCGCAGTCGTCGCAGATGAACTCGCCACAGCCGTTACAGAGGTTGTCGCTGTCAAGCTCCGCGCCACAGAAGCGGCAATTACCGAGTCTCTTTGTCGTCTCCGCCATCTGGCTTCTCCTCTCCTTCAACCTCGATGCGCACTTTCACCTTCACAGCGTTGTCGCCGTATCCCTGGCGGGCGATGTCATCCTTGTACTCAGGATGGAAGATCGGGATGAACGTGATCTCTCGGTACCAGCCGTCCCCTAGCTCCTTCAGGGTTTCTAGATCGTTGGCCGGAATGTATCCCTCGATGATGTGGCACATAGCTCCCCCTAGCTCGGCAGCGTCCCAAGCTTTGCGTGGCGGACGGCCATCTCCGTCAGGTAATCCAGCCCATCCTGCTGAAGCTTGCTAGGCTTCGACTCTACCAAGAAGCCGAGAAGCCAGTAGACGCCGAACACAAAGCTCAGCATCCTTCTCCAGTTGAACGTCTCGGTGTCGTTTACGACTGCCGATATAGCCGTTAGGCAGTCTGTCTCTAGGTGCTTGGGCAGCGCAGGGCGTGGGGGCATGTCGCCACCGAACTCCAGCATAGCCTGCACGAGTGAGTCGACCATCATCCTGACGTGGGCGTATTCCTCTGGCTTTACTAGGAGTGCCGTCGTAGCGACCCCCTTCACGAAAGAGCTGAACTCAAGCATCGGAAACGCACCCGCGTACCCCTCAAGGTAGATGCCCAAGACTCGCGGGTCGGTGAAGGTCAACTGGTCTTGTGGTGGCCACTCCTGGGTAGGGAGAAAGTGGAGAAGCACCACACCCTTGGGGAACGGGGCAAACACGGGGATGAACAACCGCAGGTCGAATGCCTCGGTTGCATCCAGCTTCAGTCGGATATCGTCTCTCAATCCCATAGCAAGTCCTCCCTACTTCTTCCCCAGACCCAGACGGACGGCCCGGTCGAACTGGCTCGCCAGGTTGCCTCGCAATTGGTCGGGGTTCTCACCTTTGATCTCCGACGCCTGCCTGATCGCTGCCACATCGTTTTCGCTCATGGGGCCAGTAGTTGGCTCGCTGATGATCGGGATCGGCGACCGCGCCAGGAGGTTATCCTCTGGCCGCAGCAGCTTCAAGGGCTTCCCGTCGTCGTCAGTCGTCTCGCCCATGTCGGCAGGTACAGTTGGGGCAGCCATCGGCTGGATCACGACAGTAGTCTTCGAGTCCTGCACCAGCACACCATAGGCGTCGTACAGGTTCTGGGCAGTCAAGCGCAGGTCGTACTTGGTCTGCTCGACTTGGACATTCAGACGCCGGAGCTTGTCCTGGAGAGCCGCCCATTTGTTCAACATGCGTCCTCGTGACGGGATCGGGATCACGGCCTCTGGGGTCTCTAGCACTACCTCTTCCTTCTTCGCTTTCTTGCCCATCTACACGGCACCTCCCACAGCCATCATAACCATACCGATAAACGCGGTAATCAACGATGAGACGACCAACGTCCGTCTGTCAAGCTCCCACGTCCCAAACACCTTTTCGGTGCCGAAAGATGCAGCCAGAAACTGCGCGACGCTGACAGCCATCACTCCTCTAGCAAGCCAGATTATAGCTTCCATCCCTTACCTCCAGCTTCGTTCAGGCGCTTAAGCGCCTTATATGCTACGGCCTGCGCAAGTCGATAGAGCACTGGAGATTTCTGCAGCCCTCGCTGACGCGGCCCAGGCAAGGGCTTCGGTCATGATTCCTCCTCGCAGCTGAGCCGCTCGATCACAACATGGGCGAGACGCGCCACAAGTGCGAGCCCCAGAGCGTAGACAATAACCGAGATCGCTGGCCCCGCCAGTACATCAGGCCGCAGTATAGTAGCAGCTATGAGAGAGAACCACACCCCCGTACAGTAGGCACAGTTCAGCCCCTTGTGCAGCCAATGCCACACGAAGGCGTCCTCCCAGGCTATTACTCCAAAGTCCCAGCCACTACGGCATCGCGTAGCAGACTCAATCTTCTGGAACACCCAATTGCGCATGGGCTCCGATATCTTGCTATCGGATAGAATCCACGCCGCCTGGCTGACTGCCGCTGCCATCAGGAAGAACAAAGATAGCGGGTTCACTACATCCCACCCCTTGAGCTTGCCCGCTCCCGTATCTCGTCTGAGCGCCGGCTCTGCTCACGGCTAAGGGCGGAGTTCTGCATTGCGTAGATGTCGTCTTGCATCTTCAGCAGCCCCCGCTGTGCCTTGAGTTCGGTAATCCGCTGGGTCATCCTGCGCAGGTTGTCATCGCCGATTATGGCCTTCGCCTTCAGTATCTCCTTGATCTCCCGCTTTTCGCCTTGGGCCTTGGCCATTGCCGCCCCCAGCAGTATCTCATAGATGGTCTCGAACGCCACCAGCTTGACGTCTAGCATCCCCAAGACACGCATCAAGTAGCCCCGGCAGGCCGTAAGGTATCCTGTCAGTTTCGCCAACTCCACACTGGACTGAGCAGTAGGATCAGGCGGGAACTCGTACTCGCCCCCGAAGCCCGCTGGCTTCTTCGGTAGGGGAAGACCTGTGTCCTGCTGTAGCCGCTCAGCCGCAGCTACAGCGTCATCCGCAGTCCAGCTCGTAGCCTTACTCGTCTGCTTTTCTGGCACGGCTCCTATCCTCCAATTCCCTGGTGTATCGCTTCAGCCCTGCCGCCAGCCTAGCAAAAACGGTCTGCCAGGACTTGCCATCCCCGTCTTGGAGCTTGTAGCACAACTCCTTGCGCGCACACTTCTGGCAAGGGGCACTGAACCTCATATAGGGGGGATCGACCAGATGATTCGTCAAGAACGCCTGCTGCGCTGTACGAGCGTTCTCGGTCAGCCTCAACCACAGTTCGTGGTCGTAGGTGAGCAGGAACACCTTGTAGTCCTGCGTGTTCTTGTTCTCGAATATGATAAGTCCATTCTCGACCCGACGCTCCCCCTTCGCCTGCTGCGCCTCGTCGAACGCCTTCACATAGCACAACCACTGACCAACGTACTTCGGATGCAGCCGAGCCAGCGCGTACAAGTTGTCCTTGGCGTCCTGGGGCTCTGGTAGCTTTCTGTAGGGGCCATCCGCCATGCTCTTCAACTCCACCACATAGAGTTCGGGCTGGGTGTCTAGGGGAGCCTTGATCACATTGTCTAGCTTTCCCTTGATCATGAGTTCGCCATCGACCGTCTCGATTGGAACCTCGGACGCCACCAGACACTTCATCTCTTCGAAGTACCGTGCCCACCTGTCGTGCATAGCGTGTCCGACATCGAAGATACGGGACAGCCTTCCTTCTACAGGTGTCTTGTGCCCCAACAAGGAGAGTTCGATGTCACGGGGGCAATCACCCACCGCTCCCGACGGATGCATCTTGGGGCTAGGAGCCCACCACTGCTCGCCGATGCGCCCTGCGAAGTACGTCTCTAGCTCTGGGGTCAGCCAATCCTTCCGCGAGATCGACCGCATCAGATCGGCCAGTCCCTTTCTATCGGTAGTCATCATGCGTCCTCTCGTACTGCTTTGCGATCTCCCGTCGCTCGGCGACGCTGTCTAGGAAGTCCCCAGCGAAGTCCACGATGTTCTGCCGTGTGGTAGATGGGCTCAGCTCGATAACGACGGACGCCAAACGCATAACTGGTATTCCGTACAGGTCGTGTATCTGGCCATCTCTCTTCTCGTCGTGCACTCTGCTATGGCCAGGGCCGTCAGCCTCAATGCCGATGTGGAACTCTGGCAGGTAGCAATCCAGCATGTAGGGCCCGACAGAATACTCGGCGAGCACCTCAAACCCGATCTGATGGATGATCTCTACCAGCTTACGATGCGGGGCCGTGAGTTCGGTACCTGGCTTTTCGTTATCTCGCCGCATCCTGCACCTCCTGCCACAGAGCGTCTTCGACTCCTTCAGTCTCAGTCAGCCAATCAATCAGCTTTTGCCGCCCCACGAACTTCTGCTCATGGTAGTTGTAGACCGCCCCCTTCTGATCGATAACCTTGCGCTCAATAGCGGAGTCGACCACGGTCTGGAGCACGTCTAGCTTACCTGTGAAGAAGAACGGAACCTCGATGTTCTGGTACGGGGCACACTGCTTGCTCTTCGTGATCTCGAAGACCATGTTGAAGCCGACGCGACATTGATCCTTGGCCTCTTTGTGATTCATGATCCAGCCACGCCGTCTCATCTTGAAAGTGAGCCATGCCCAGTACTCTTGAGCCTTGCCTCCAGGAACTGTTTCGGGCGAGCCCCAGCGTGCCCCGCTGATGTCAGGTCGTATCTGATTCGTCAGCAGCACAACGCTATTCTTGTTGACCGCGAACAGCTTCCGCAGACCCTGGCTGATCAGACGAGCCTGCAACCCTACTGTAGCGTGGGACATCCCTTCTTCGACTTCGGTCGCGGGCACCATTGCCGCCAGGCTATCCACCACTACCAAATCGACTCCGAGCTCGACAAGCTTGTGCAGTACATCAAAGGCGTCCTCGCCTGTCGTAGGAGATGCTACTGGTAGCCGTGTCACATCCACCCCACTCGTGGCGAACCAGTCTGGATTGTACGCCCGCTCAGTGTCGATGTAGGCCGTAGACATCCCCCGCGCCTGCGCGGCTCGGATCGTCCGCTGGCAGAAGAACGTCTTGCCTGTGCTGAAGTTCCCAATCACCAGGCAGTACCGACCGCGTGGGATACCACCACCAAGAACCTCGTCGAGCGGCCCGATCGAGGTCGGCACAAGTTGGAGAGCCAGATCGGGGTCGTTGCCGATCCGCATGACAGTCTGCTTCATGCTCTTGTTCACTTCGGCCACGATGGCCTCAATGTCCAAGGGTTCGCACTCACTCATACCGAATCCTCTTGGCTGCCGCCAGGGCCATATAGACGTGCTCGGACACGACAAAGTCCTTCCCCTTACCGCACACCTGGCACACGCCTGTAAGGCCGAAACCGCCCGCCTCGACGCGGGGCTTGCCTGTCCACTTGTAGGCCCACAGATTGATCATGGGCTGGCTCTTCCCACACTTGTGGCAGTAGGAATTAACCGCTAGTTCGTTTGTCAATTCCTGCCTCTCGTAAGATGGTTTGCTGCCGTCGGACTTCGTTCGCCATCCGGTGCATGTTCTCCTTCATGACTTCGAGGGCCTTCGCCTGTGCATCCAGAACACCCTTGAGCGACGGAACGTCGGCCATTGCGTTGGAGATCAGCACCAGCAGCACCTCGTCCACTCGTCGGTAGGCAGCCTCGGCTGTTCGCATCGCCTGCTCGATCTGGGCCGCCTCTTCGTCAGGGTCTCCAGTCGAGATGATCTCGATCTGGATTCCTGGCTTCAGGTTACCATAATCCCCACAAGGGATCGTGGCAAAGTCCGAGACGATTACTGGTATCTCGTACTTACGGCTTGGGGCCGAATCCGAATTCGTCGTCGGGGTCTCCATTGCCTTCCCCGTTACTTTCTGGGGCCGCTTTGTCGGATGAGTCAGCGGGCGGGCCGTACTCTTCGAGGTCGGCGTCAGAGACTGGGGCTCGATATGCTTCTGTGCCACGCAACGTCACCTCCTCTCCGCTCAGAGTCACACGACCATCGGCATAGTCCACCAGGGACACCAGTGCAGGAACGTCGATCTTGAATTCGCCCTGCTCCAAAGGCCACACTTGGTAGAACATCTCAGGCGAGTTCTTCGCACCTGACCGGCTCAGTGAGTAGTCCCGAATGAGAAGTGAACCATCATGCCCGAAGGCAGACATGATTGCCTTGATCAATCGACTGTTGGCCGACAGTACGCGGGGGGCCTCGATCCGCTCGCGGAAGAATGTGCGTCCATTTACCTGTACAGGCTTCCACTCCTCCCCGCCGAATCGAGTCTGATCTCGCTTTTCGGCATGGTCGACGTAGTAGACGTACATCCAGAAGAACCCCTTGATCTTAGAGGGCTTCCCCTCGTCAGTACAGAATGGACACTCCTCGTTCTCGGAGCATATCTTGGGCTCGGCGACGCCACGCTGACCCTGTACCCTATCATCATGGAACCTGGCAACCGCCGCCAGCCCGCCTGCTCCGCTCGCGTCCTCGATATCGGACAGAAAGCGTATCTTCGCCGTCTCCCCGTCTTCCCGAAGGAAGAGCCACTTGCGAGATTGGGCAGCACGCGCCTGTTGCTCAGCCATTGCCTGATCGATCCGATCCTTACCAGTTCTGACCGGCATGGTGTAGTACCTCCTTCTTGAACGGCTTCATAGCCCGACCCAGTTCACGCTTTGCACTTGCGAAACGTGCTCGTCCCCCGACTCCACCGATCCGACGTATGAACATCTCTCGGTAGTCACGTACATCATCTAAGACGAGACGCACCAGCAATCGCGCATCCCTGCTCAGGGGAACAGAGTCCAGATGCATCATCATCTCTGCATCCAGAAGTGCATTGCGGCTATTGTCGTCGGTGAGTATCCCGACGTCTTCCAGGGGCTGGCCAACTGGCCTTCGGGCTGCACTACGAAAGAGATCGATCAATCGGTTGAGCATGGACTGCCGTAGATATGGATCAAAATCGTGTCTCAGACTTACACGCCCGCTGCACACGTTCTCGTGGCATCGCCAGATAACAATATCTAGCTCCTGCCGAAGATCGTCCAAGTTGGCATCAGGCATATAGTAAGCCCGAAGCATGTGTTCAACCAAGGGGCGATAGTGCGCAGACAACTGCTCGAATCCGATGCTTACAGCCTCCTCTACTCTCATGGTCTCACCTCCTTTCCCTCGTGAGTGGTGTAGCTCCTAGTCCAATTCAACCATAGTATTCAAGGGTTGTCAAGTCGATGTTTGCGGTTCGGGTATAATTGGGGATGTTTGCAAGGCCTGGGCCATCACCTGGTTGACCTCTTCGATCGAGCACTCCGCCACATCCTTCTTGCCTGGTGGGAGTACGACGTCATAGATGTAACACCTACTCAGTATCTTACGGGCATGCTTACGGGCCGCCATCCCCGCCTCATCAGCGTCGAATGCCATCACCACGCTATAGGTAGCCTTCTCGATCAGGGCCGCCTGTGCCTTGGATACATGCATACCTAGAATCGAGACTGCCGAGTGCCACCCACACTGATGTAGCCACATACAGTCCAACGGCCCCTCGACGAGGATCAAGGCTGAAAGACCTGGCGTTACATGCTCCATCCCGAACAGCAACTCGGACTTGGGCAGGTGGGGTGTGTACTCGTACTTCGGCACGTCGGGCGGTAGTGGCGGGATATTCCTGTAGATCAGCCCGACCCTAACACCTTCCCAATAGACAGGTATGACAATCGCCTGGCGTACCTTGTCCCATCCGATCCGGAACTTGGCCAAGGTTTCCTTGGTGAATCCCCGCTCCAGCATGAGCTTGTGGGTCACGCCTTCGGTGTAGTGGAACTCTGGTGGCCCGACATGCTCCTCAAGCCGATCACTCCAGAGTGGAAGGTCAGGACATCCAACCTCTAGCGGGGAAGGTACCGACTCCAGCCAGCGCCGCGCAGACTTGGCATTGCAGCCCATCACCCTCATCACGAGTTCTACGATGTTCCCTTCGCCACAGCCCACATAGCATATCCAGGCTCCTGTGTCATCAGTAACAGCAAAGCTAGGATGCCTGTCCTCATGGAAAGGACAGCAGCAGATGTAATTACCCTGGCTGTACCGCTCGACCTCGATCATCAGTGCTTCGAGGATTCGATCTACCTCGTATTCTCTTCTCACGATTGGCCCTTCTGTATCTCGTAGATTTCTCCAGAATCAACATCCCAGTTGAGTCTCCGCCGACCCTCTACTGGTGCACCATGCGTCATCTTGGTCACAGCATAGAGTCTCTGAGTCGAGTTCCCGCTCGACTTCGCCAGTGCGATGATCCGCTGGCTATCCTCTAGCAAAGCCTTACCATAGGCTCCGTGGTATATCTCTGGCGTCGCTCCAGCCGCCACCATCGCCTCCCGCTGGACTTGCATCGCAGTAATCACGGCCATCTCATGACGGATTGCTAGCGTCTTGACAGCGTCCGATGAGAATTTGATCTGCTCCCAGGTCTTCAGCCCCGCGCTCGTTCCGAGCAGGTGGAATCCATCGATCATCAGAAGATGTGGTTTGTGGGTGCTGACAAGGTTAACGATAGCCTCAGTCGTGAACGTGCCCGTCGGGGTATCACTGGAATCCGCTGTCACCCAGCGATCATTCTGGGCAAACTTCTTGAGCCATTCCTCATACTTCACCCTGTCCACCTGGCCACGCAGCAGTGCCTTGTTGCTGAACGAGAACCCGTTCAGTCTCCCCAGGACAGTATCGATGCGGTACTCGGTTTCTAGTCGGCTCAACTCTGGTTCAATGAAGAGAACCTTGTAGCCCGCCTGGTAAGCGACCGCCCCGAAGTAGATCAGCAACCACGACTTCCCAATACCCGTCATACCCATAACCGTGATTAGCTCTCCTGGACTCCAGCCCTGGCCTGCCTTATCGAAGGTCAGGAGCCCTGTAGGTATACCCAGGATGCCTCCTTCTACGACCTGCTTCCGCCGCTTGTCTTGGTCAGCCATACGCTCCATAGCTGTCGCGTCGCTGTGGGCCGTATGGCTAAGGTCTCTAGTACGCAACCCTAGCAAATCCTGCACTAGGAGACTGATACCGCGCGGGGCATCCTCTTCCATGTCACCCCAACGAGTAGTGATCATGTCCCGCGCATCCAAGGCCATCTCGTGATTCCTGACAGATGTCGCCGCACTCTCCAAGTCAGCAGCATCCTCTACCCGTTCGATCCCGCCGAATACCTTAAGATCAGAAGCTGAAGGGACATCTCCAGTACGAGCAAGGACATCTCGGATGTAGACAAAGGCAGACCGGCACGACGGATCACGGAAGGTCTTCTCGGTCACACCAAGGCGATCTAGGAGCGCCAGATCGTCCAGCCCCCTAATCGCACTAAGCAGATGCCGTTCTAGATCAGTTGGGCTGGTCTGGGATTCCTCGAATCCATTCATTCCCTAGTTACCTCGCCTAGCTGCTCTAACACCTTCAGCCTTTCGCGCAAAGCCTGTTCCGTAGCTGCATCCCTAGCCACAATCGCATCCTCTAGGTCTTCGACAAGGGCGAGCCAGCCCTGCTTGTCCGCCCCTACGTCGGCGAACAGGGCCAGGTAAACGTAATGAGCGACTCCCTGTAGGGGGGCATACTGCTTCCTGAGCCGAACATACGCCCTGAGATCGAGAAGATACCATAGATCATCCACCAACCCCGTCGCGTCAATCACCGCGTTGTAGACCAAAGCGATCTCGTATGGATCACGCCAATCGAACAGGATATCCGCCAAGAACCGCTCGGCGGTCTTGAACTTGAAATCGTTATGCTTTCCGCCAACGGCTTTCATTTTCCGGCGCAGGAATCCCGCAAGGTCTTTGGCGGTGTTCAGTTTAGTCGGCCAGGGTTTCGTCGACATGCTCCCAGGCATCACTCCGTAGAATCAACAATCGCCCACCCCATTTTCCCACGAAGGGGGCATCGAAGAACTCTGATCGTATCTTACACAACGGGGCCATAATAGGTTCCTGGATTCTGTCCTCCAGATCACCCAAGGACACGCCGAATTGAACCTGCTGGCTCGTCAGAGGATATTTCCCCCAAGGCCGCCAGACAATCCAGCACTCGCGATTGCGATCCCACAAAGACTGCCAGATCTTGAAGTCGATGGACGGGGCGGCTCCCCCTGTCACCTGGACATAGTAGGTCAGCTTGTAGAGTGTTCTCCCGTCGGGTAGATGGTACCACAACCCTTCAGGCTTCCGTAGCCAATCGTGGAGACTTACCTGTGACCCGCTAACAGATGCTGGTACGCTTTCTGGCCGCACCGCGTTGAGCAGGGCGTCGGCTTCGGCGACCTCGGTACGAGGAACCCAGCGTACGATAACCTTGTCAAACTCGTTGATTAGCTGCCAAGCCTGGTCAGCCAGCCCGCGCAACAGCAGGTTGTGGATCGCCCACACGCATGTAACTTGGTTGACCATAAGCTTACTATCGCTTAGCACCAGCACTTGAGTGGCCCCATGCCGCTTGGCTACGTCGAGCCCCAAGAGCAATGCGTGGTATTCTGCTTGGTTGTTCGACACACCCGGGCCCAGCACCGAGTTCTCAGTGTGTACCGTCTGCCCCTCGCTGTCCTTCAGCAAGACCGCCGCCACACCGATCCCAGGATTGCTTCCAACGGTTCCGCCGTCGATGATAAGCGTGAACTGCTCCATCACTAGAACTCCAAGAGCCCCTCAACCTCAGTCTTCGGGCGGGGTAGCTCGACATCTTGGTCTTCCCGTGAACCGATCTTGCTGTGCATCAATCGCTGAGTCACGCTACCAGGAGTGATAGCCTTCTCGATCTGGCTCCGAGTGATCTCCTCAGCCAAAATCGCTTCCTTCAGAGCTGCGAAGTCGAGGCTGTAGGTTACCGTCTTGGTGGTCACCTTCTCGAACTTCTCATCCCCGATCGCCATACGGAGAGCCTCGGCGTTGAGAGACGGACTCCCGTATACAATCGTGCGCCCGATCCGCCTACCCGTTTCGGGTATCGGAACCGTAATCTTGCTGCCCACACCCGTCTCCAGATCGAGCAGGGCGAACAATGCCAAACGTGCCGCTTGGTAGTCACTTTCGGCATCCTTCTTGCGCTGGTCGACTCCAGCCAAGGTGATCGATATGTCAGTCAGGGCAGCGATGACTTCTGGCCTGATAGTGCTCTCTTGGTTATTGCTTAATACCATCTTATCTAGCTCCCCTTCTCCGCAGATCGTCCACGGCGCTCTGAGGCAGGATCAACCCCGACCCAGGCACTATCAAATCCGCCGACGCAGGCTGCGCCAAGGCGGTCTTCTGGGCGACATAGAACTTCATGGGCCGCAACTTCGCCCGCTTGACCACATCGAGCATGATGCAGCCAACACAGTATGGGTTCCACTGTCCCTTGGGGATAGCGACGTCGATCGCATCATCGACGATAAACGTCTGACCAGTATGCCCGTGCTCGCACAGCACAAACCCGAACTCGTCAGGGCCAGGTTGATCCCCTAGCTGGGGATGTACCTCTCGCGCTCCTGCTGGAACCTTCATTGCCCGAATCCTCCTGTCTCATCGAGGGTACCACCCTCTTCAATATCTTCTACGTCCCAGTGTTTGAAGACGTCGGCATCCGCCTTGATCGGCACGGGCCAGTACCCCGCACCCATATCATCTAGAGGTAGGTTCTCCATCACTGCCAAGACGATGGCCTTGTACTTCTCGATACAGTCGTCCCGCACCTCGAACATAATGGCGTCGTGTCCGAACTCTACAACACGTATCTCATCCAGATTCAGAATTCCGTGGTCGGATGGCGGATCAAAGTTTAGCTCGCGGAGAACATCGCTGTCGAACAACCGAGCCAAGGCCCACTGAGCAAGATCACTAGCCATAGACTGGACTGGTGAGTTCAGAGCCATCCTACACGCAGATTCGACATCGCGCCTGTCCTTGCTGAGAGCGTGAGGCAGATTGCGTACGCGCCCCAGAGGGGAGGTCACAGTTGGGGGCCACGCTTCGACTCGGATGTCCTTAGTATTCACCCACTCGTAAGCCTCATTTCGTACTTCTGCTTCCGCCTGGAGAGTGACCTGCTGAATACCAGTCATCGTCCGCTTCTGCCAACGCGTGATATCAGGATACGTGTCGTGGAAGAACTTTGCCTCTTCTTGGGCCTCCTCGTCACTGAGGACAATCCCGTAATGGATAAAAGCGTACTTCTTGTAGGTCGACCACCGCATCCCGAACAGGAAACCGAAGTTACGGGCCTTGGCCCGCCGACGCTCTTGGTCAGTTACGTCCTCGACAGGCTTGCCCAGGACGTGTGCCGCCGCGCCTGCGTGGACGTCGACATCGGCGTTGTATCCAGCGATCAGCTTCGTATCCTTAGCAATTACCGCTGCGATCCTCATCTCGATCTGGCTGAAGTCCACATTAAGCAGTGACCACCCAGGAGGTGCGACGATGAGACTACGCACCCGCGTATCGTTAGCCGTCTGCTGGATGTTCGGGCTCTCACAGGACGTACGGCCCGTCACGGTGCCCGCTTGGTCGTAGCGTGGATACATCCGCCCCTTGTAGATTAGAGGCAGCCAGCCCGTGCTACGCTTCTTCTTGTCGGGATGGTCGGGGTCTCCAAGGTAGGTACCCATCAGCTTCATAAGCTCCATACACTCGATGAGTTTCCCGATAGGTGGATCAGCCTCGACAAACCGAAGAAGGGAAGCCCTCGCGACCGACGGCTCCTTCTTTCGATATGTCTTCTCCTCGATAGGGTGCCCCCGCACCTGGTAGACCCAATCAATCACAACCGCCTTCTTGGACATATTGGCGGTATCGAGACCCTCAGCCCTAAGCTCCTCTTGTAGCACCGCGATCCGCTCTTTGATCGTCTTCCGGCTCTCGGCCAGGCGCTCCTCGTCGACCCCGATCCCATTAAGTTCCATCTGGCAGAACACACGACACGCAGGGAACAGGATCGTCTTGGCCATCGCCTCTAGGTTCGGCCTTTCGACCAGGGCCGCCGCCAGCTTCTTCTTGAGGAACCAGTTGTACCCTGCGTCTCGTCCGCAGTAGGTCAGAAGGACTTCCCAATCGATCTTCTTGCGCCCGATCGTGAACGACCGCTTCGCCTCGCTCCACTTCATCCCGAAGGCATAGTTTGGAGCGTTCACGTGGTCGCGCACCAGAATCTTCAGTGGGTGTCCTTTGGGGTAGTTGTCATCAAGCAAATGGGACGCAACGCGGGTGTCCCAGAAATCGACCTTCCAGATATCCAGCCCGTAAATCCTAGACAGCCATCCGAGATCGAACTTGATGTTGTGCCCAATTATCGTCTTCCCGTACAGCAGTTCCAAGAACCGCTTCCGTATAGCACCGTTAGCCTGGGGATAGTCAGGATGATCCCAGGGCAGCACCCAGGCGTGGCCGTCCTCGAAGCACACCGCGACACAGTACACCCTAGCCCATTCCCTGAAGCTCTCCAAGCCAGTAGTCTCGATATCGACCACAATCTCTTTCGCAGTGGCCATCCCCGCAAACATTGCCTTGACCTTGTCAACCGTGTCAGCGATGGTAACCTCGATCTGGGTCGGCTTCCACGTCCCCTTGGCAATATCCCGCGCCTTCTTTATGTCGCGCAGGAATCGCCTCTCCTGCCCGTTGGCAATAGAGAGCGGCTTGTTCCTCACAAAATACGCAGGGTTGTATGTAGGAACCACCGTCAGTCTAGCTGCAGGGAATTCGACTTCTCCGCCACGGGCCGCAGCAACACTATTATGGCCCGTGAAGAAGAATGTGGGTGCGTCGCCCATCGCCAGGATGACCTTGGGCTGAACCGTGCTGATCTCGCAAAGCAGATATGGGGAACACTCCTTGAGTTGCTTCGGACTTGCCTTAAGGAATCCGCCAGCCTCCCGATCCCGCTGGGTAGTGCACTTGAGGACGTTTGTGCAGTACAAGGAATCGAAGTCGATGCCGATTTCGCCCAGCGTCTCCTTCAGGTAGTCGCCTGCTATGCCGACCCAGGGCTGGCCCTCACGATCCTCCTCAACGCCAGGCATAATGCCGACAAGCATGATGTCACTACGTTCGGGGCCTCGGCCCCAGACGCACCGATTGTGGCGCATCTCGAAGCAGAGTTCGCACCGCTCGCACGCAGGATCACGCCCTGTCGGTTCGAAGATACGGCGTATTTGACGCTGGGGCTTTTTCCTTGGGGTCTTCGTCTCAGCCATTATGATCACTTTGGGGGGGCTGGCTACTCGCTAGGACTCTTTTGCCTAGCTGTACAATTTGCCTCGCCAGCCACCCCATCTTAACACACCCGCTAATAACCGTGAGCTAAGAGGGGGCGGGCTCCCCTATTCAACTGTCAAGCCGTTGTAGCCATACTTCACGGCGCTCGTAGGAGTCAGGAGAGCCGCTGCTGCCTTCTCCCACTGCAGCCGCAAGACGGGCTCCTTGGAGTCGCGACCGAGCCGTGTGAGGGCGTTGTAGACGCCGTAAAAGGTCGGCTCCTCGGCCTGCAACTCCGTCAGGAAATCGGGGATGTAGGTACTCGACACATGGCCCAGGTGTAGGATGTCCTTGGCCCACGCCTTTCGGTCATGGGCACCCTCGGCATCCTCACTGCGTATGAACGCTGGCGGGGTCGCTCCCGTCAGCGCGGGCAGGTACCGACCAAATCCCGTCATCTTCTCGGTGGCCTCGGTGAAGTACCTCAACGCCTGCTGTAGAATGGAATCGTGATTCTGCCAGTCGAGTGACTGCGCTCTGCGCGCAAACCCGATCCGACGGTCGACCATCCCATTGGTGCAGATCAGACGGTAGAAGCAACCCTGGACATCCAGGTAGCCCTTCACCGACTCGATGTTCACCAAGTCCAAGCCGACCTGTACGATGTCACCCTTGCGGGGTTCGACAGGTGCGATGCCAGGGACAGTGAACCTCAGCCGCAAGTCCTCATTGCGGAGAGTGTACTCGCGGAAGTTCAGGACGCCAGCATCCCCTCGCTCGGCTTTCAGGTAGTCGGAGAGAAGTGTGATCACCCGTGTGTGGGCAATCGGCCTGCAGTTCTCCGACATCGCGCCGATGCACTTCTCGCCGAGGATCGCAAGCTGTACATTCCCCTTCTGGCGCGGAGCCCAGTAGTTGAAGTTGTAGGCGGCCACGTCGTTCGGGGAAAGCAGCATGTAGCGAGCGGGGAGTCCAGTTGGGCGGATGAGCTTCGTCAGGGCCAGCGGGGTCAGTTCGAATTCGCCGCCGCCATCGACCTTCAGATGCCCTGTGGCCTCGTCTAGGCGGAGTCCTGACCTGGGCACCACCTGGTACTCAGGCTGGATCGCCTCGGCAGCCGTGTACGCTTCGTCAAGCGTCTTGCCCTGCACAGGGGCGATTGTAACAGTACGCACTCGATGCCTCCTTTTGAATATCGCCTTGCCATTCCGTCTTCGTAGACGGCGGCCATATCAGATCTAGACTATCTACGGTATGATTGTACCACAGGCCGGCCCGTACTGCCAGTCACTCGTCGGTGTTCACCTTTCTGGACGTGGCGCTCTGGGTGTTCGTCGATCCCAGTAGGGTAGTCGCCCCCGTTCACTGTGTACTCTACCAAGACGGCTAGGGCCAAGGTCTCGTCGTCCAGCTCACGAGCCACCCTGTCCCGCTCCACTCGGTCAGCGAACGCGCGAACTCGTAGTGTCCCATCGCCCCCGAAGATAAGCAAACGATACAGGAAGTACTCAGGATCGTTCAACGTACCCATTGTCAAGCCTCCTTTATCACGATGGTAGTGGTGGAAGTGGGTTTCGGGTTAAGGTACCCTGATATGGAAAAGGGGGCAACGGACTTGGCCCCAGTATCTGCGCAGGAACGGGAAACGGAGGCAGGGGGCCTGGTGGGAATGCCGGCGGCGGCGGTGCAGCACCCACCATTTTGAGCGAAGAGGCTTGGTCGTTCCAAGACAGTGTGTCCGTCATCATATGCTGGCCAAAATCGGGATCGTTCCCTGAAAATATGATAGCGGCCCCTTGGTAGCCAGTATGCTGAAAAAGCGTTATAGCTGGCGTACCTGTCCCTCCTTCGATCTTGATCGAGGAGGCGATATCATTGAAACCGAGTGGGTTGAAATCGATAGTATCAGCCGTGAGAACCAATTGCCGACCCATGTACTGGATATGCTCAAAAAGCGTTACTACCCTACCCGACGGTGGAGGTACGTTCCCTAGAAGAAATGCATATAGGTCTGGCTGAATCGCCTGGGTTGCATTCCAGATGCTAGTATAGGATGGATGATACAAATCATCCCAGCCAGGATGCCCCGACTCCCGACAAACCTGCCGCACGCTCAACTCAATATTGGAATCACTCCACTGGGAAGTTACAGCCCTAGAAATCCAGTACAAAGCTATTGACATATGAATCCCAAGATCATGTAGTTGTGCAGGATCACAGATATAGGCTGACCCCTGCCCACAGACATAAAGCTGGTAGATACCATGCGAGAGGTAGGCCCCATAACTCCCATACGGAGCGTGGGCCCGGGCCCTGTCCCAAGCAGTCACTCCACCAGGGCACGCCACTGCGTCCAGGCAGGAGTAGTAGGTACAACACGTCCCCCCTGGGCCACTGTATACACTATTGGCAGCGTCTCCCTCGATCCCTATATCGAATGTCGAAGCACTCTCGACCGCCGCAATGCCGAGATAGCAAGCCAGCTTCCAGCAGGAATTCCCTGCTCTGAAGGGATCACTGACATGCCCTGCAGTGCGGACGTACCCATAAATAGCATTCCACACTGCCAGAGGGATGGTGTAGCCCCCCAGGATAACATCACCTGCAAGTGAAAGCGCGAAAGAGTTGTAAGGCATATCTACCAGCTTGGCAAGTAATTCATCGGGTCTTTGCGGTTGGCACACGGGGCGAAGGGAGTTCCTGATGTAGCCACACCATCGTATATCGCATTGGTGGCAAACTCGTAGACTGCCAAATGCAGATGGACACCCTCTCCAGTACCCCCAGTCTGGCCGACTCTCCCGATGATCCGATTGCTATCTATCCACTCGTTCGGACTGACGTACGCCAGGGACTGCATATGGGCATACATCGTATCTATTCGAGGAAGGCCATAATCTGCACAGTCGGCAGGCTCGCTATGGCTCAGGCGTACCCAATTTCCCACCTGAGAGTCAAGCCCTCTACTGACCACGCGGCACCCGTTGCCACTGTGGTTTCCTGCTGCAGCGACGATAGGGGAGCCCTCGGCTACACCTATGATATCCTGGGCTCGGTGGTACCCTCCATCACATGACCAGAAAGAAGGATTATTAGCATTCCAACCAGATCCAAGGCTCCCTCCCGCCACAGGCTTGCGCCAAGGAATAGCCAACGGGGGAGCGGGGCCAGGGTCGTAATCAAATATAGCATCCCCCCACCCCTCGGCCCCGAATACATTCTGATTCTTTACAGGAGCCCCCCAGCCATAGGCCACAGTGAAAAGCCACTTTGCTAGATTAACGGCGGAATCACGCTGAGCCACCGTAAAAGGTCGATCCCCGAAGGCCTGTTCTCCCTTATAGTCGCAACCCCTACAGTCACTGTTAGGCCACAGGTTTGAAGGAGGGCTATAGCTATAACAACGGGAAGTCACCCCTTGAACACCAGTAGGACAGCTAAACACTCTGTAGACGACTGGTTCGAAACTCACCACAACACACCACGCCTCCAACGAACGCGACTGTAACCAAGCAGGCACGGGAACCACGGGTGTCCCAGGCCCATGCCCGCCAGCAGCGGGGATTCTCGACTTCGTGACCGCCTGAGTCGGGAAATGCTGGTAAACGGTACCTCCAGTGAGAACGGTAAAGTGCCATGTATAGTGTCCTGGATTATTGTTCCACATCGTATCAAAATCGCGGATGAGCTGCACAGGGCCTCCGTTCCGCCTGAACTGGAGCCCGAACTTCTTGAGTGATGCTGGGAAATATGGGTTGGCGTAGGCCGAATTCCCAAGTAGGGTATCGTCACCCCGATACCTCAAATCAGCTTGCCCCCACCAGTACCAATCAGTTATCAAATATGTACCCCTGGTGGCAACGGGCCACGATAGCCAACATGCTGTATTAGATCTTCAGGTTTGACATCTCTAGACCTCGGCTCCAGGCTCTCGGTCGTGACCTCCTCTTCGTTCCTGGGTGGCGGCACGCCAACCGTAGGCGGTAGCATCTCTGCAAACGTCGGCTGCGGTTCGTCACCCCCGCCTTCATCCTCAAACCGCCACACTGTTCCTGGATGGCGCGTCTCCAGGTATCGAATAGCCTTGTACGCAGATGCAGGGTCGAACGGCCCCCTCATCCGAATATCGATCCGCAGTGTGTCCGTCTCGTCCTGGGTAACGAACATCTGGCCGGCATCTCCAAGTCGGCGAATGCATGTATGGAACTTAGGGATTCTCTGTTTCCTCGGCATGTCCTCCACGAACTTGCCACAGAAGCATTCCTGCTGATCCTTTGGCACGCCCAGATGGGCCGCGACCTCACTCCCTTCGCAGCAGGGACACGTACCTTTCTTCAGGGACTTGCAGACAAACGTCAGCACATACATGATCCACTCCCTTTCAAGCCTCCAAGCTGATCCTGAACGCTATGTTCCGCCCCAGGTGGCACCAGCCATCGGAAGTCAGGTTACCACTTGCTGCCAGCCGTGAATAACCCAGCCAGTCAGCACAGAGAAGACCGATCCTGTCCTTCGTGTTCTCAATGATCTGATAGCCGACCCAGGCTCCCTGATTTGGATCAGCGTACATAGGAACCGCGATGGCTACAGTCTTCTGCTCTATTCGGGTTGTAGCGATTGGATTACCAAACGCTTCGTTGGCCCCTGTGTACCGAGCGAAAGAGATACTCACCGTCCTGGGCACCACACCAAGGTTGTGGTCTATCCAGTAGTGGTTCCTGGTTGATTCGGTAGACCACCACGGAGACGTCCAGCCCCGCTTGGCCGCTGCCGCACTGCGCTGGCGCTCCTTACGATCCGCAAGCATCTGGTAGGTCGGGTCACTCTTAGGCCGCTGTCCAATCGTAAAATAGGATATCCCAGGCGGCTCCTCGTAGACCCACTTGTCAACGATGTAGTTCTGGATCGTGAGATCGGGCAGGCTCACCCGAATAGCATCCCCTGGCAGAGGAGGACTATTCTGATTGTTGATTGGGATACCTGCTACTGCGAAGGTTGAGGCTACTATTCCCTTCAGGGCAGTAGACCCGTAAGCATCCTCAATTCGCAACTTACCCAAACATATCGCTGCAAGAGCATCTGAATCCTGAGCAGATTCGTCATGGACATAGACTTCACGCTGTATCCTATAGGTCTTCCCGCCCCATTCGGGTGGATTCCACACATCAGACATGCCCGCCGACACCTGATCTGCGTATCCTGGAGCCGCTGACCCGCCCCATTCCCGCCACCCGACACCGTTGATATACTGCCTCTCGCTGGGATAGAGGTCGCCGTGCCCCGCCGCAATTGCACGCGAGTAGACATCAAACCCTTCTCGCTCGGCGTCGTATGACACAATAGGAATATAGGTAGACGACCCATCGGGGGGCTCCCACATAAATATCTTGGTAGCATTCCAGTTGATCGTACCCTTCTTGAAATACTGGAACACGGGTGGCTGGCGGTTGAACGCCTGCCGAAAGTCGTAGCCAACACCCAGTTGTGGGGCTCCTACCACATAGGGGTGTCCCTCCGCCAATTCCTGGATAGCATTGTAGATCTTCACACCTGAACTCTCCAAGTAGTTCGGTGTGATAGTGTCACCTGACGCTTGGAAACCAAGGCCCGACGTCGTACTGGTGAATCCCTGCCGCACACCCATAGCCAGGTTCTGTACAATGGACAGACGAGACTTACCACAGCCACCCTGACCCGCTGACTGCCCTTCACCACATCCCAAACGCCAGTTGGGAACGAACCACGGTGGTGCGGGGCCTGGCCCGTTGAAATACAATACATGACACACCAGGTTGTCAGTGAGGGTAGACATAAAGTCACGTGCATGGATGCGCCACATCTTTCCGTGTGTCCCAGAAGAGATCGGTCGGATATCGTCGATACGTCCGAAGAACAGCAGGGCCAACGTATCAGGATCACGCACCATAATACTCTGCCATACAATCAAACCACCACCATATCGACCGCATTCCACCAACAGTTCTGAGGAATGCATCGAAGCCGAACTCTCGATCCTGAGCTTAGAGACAAACGGAACGCGATAGCCCCAGGATGGATTGTTCCCCCCGTCGGCTGTCCAGACTTCTTTTGCTCTCATCTCTAAATCTCGTAGTTAACTGGTGGCCACGCCACTACTGCAAGAGTCAGACTAAAGACCCAATAACCATGACCACCCTCACGAGTCAGTTCAAAACTCGTCGGGAGTGTACGATACCAGATCGTCCCACCTGACAGCCAGGCGCTCCCTGAATAGGGATAGTACCCAAGCCGTAACGACCCCGTCGGGGCCAGTAGATCATTCCAGCCGAAGACCAGGTCTTTCCACGAACGGATCACGATGTGACGTAGATCACGCCACGACGCTGCGCTGTCCGAGGCATCGGGGTCGCTATCCCTGAGCACACCCCGCAACACGATATCCTGGTTCATCATACCCATATCGATGCTGAACGCCTGGGGCTTGCCTGTACCCGATTCGCCAGGGAGGGGCGTGATCAGTGCTTGCCGGTTGAGAACGTGATCGATCTGCTCTACCTTGAGCCACTTCACCCAGCCCGCCCCTTTGATCTTTACGTTAGTTGTGGCCATCTACGTCCACGACCATCCCACAGTATAAAACGTAGCGGTAAAATCCCACAACTCTTTTGCGGCGTCACGCCTCAGATGCAGCTTCCCTGGTAGTACGTAGTGTTCGTAGTAAGACCCCGCGTCATCATAGAAGACAAGAAGGCAAGCCATGTTAGCCGTCATCGTCATCGAGTAGAACCGCCAACTCGTGCGCCAGATCTCCTCGATCTCTGGCCACCGCAGAATCGGGGTTGTCGTATCCGTCTCTCCCGTGTTGTAGGTAGGATAATCGGGTAGGCCCCCTTGAATAATAATATCCTCAGTCATCGCGCCGAAGTCTAGAGCGAAACAACCAGGCTCGCCCCCTGCATTTGCGCGCATCCCTGGGATCGGCGATACAACATGCTGACGGCCTATAACATACTGCCACGAGCTACAGCGAATCTTCCGGTGTGCATACGCAGAATAGGATATAGGGTAGTAGAGATAAGCCTCAATCTGAAGGGGTTCGGCCATCCATCTACTCCATTGATGTACTCAGACCCTGCATCTTCGCTTGCTCTAGTAGCTGCTGAGCCGTAATTTCTGGCTGCTGCGCTCCGTTAATCGTCACGGTCTGTCGGATGGTTCCCCAGCTACCTGCTATCGTACGTAGGTACGAGTTTGTCTCTTGCTGCTGGGATATCATCTCGTCTGACTTGTCACCACCACCTCCGCCGCCACCTCCAAACAGACCACGTATACCCCCGATTGCTTTCGCCCCGCCATACGCCGAAAGAGCCGCACCCATTCCTAGTGGGTTGAAGATGTTGTAGGCCATCGTACCCTTGGCGACGTTCAGGGCACTCCCTCCCTTGCCCCGTATGATATCCCACATGTTATCGGTTGCTACTTGCGCCCCTTTACCGACGACGTAGGCACCACCAGTGAGCATCCCTGCAGCCAAGGCCACCCCAGCCAGCGGCATACCTGCTGCCCCCGCAGCGGCCCCCCCTGCTGCACCACCACCTACCCCTGCCGCCCCACCACCTAGAAGACCACCAGCTATGTTTGCGACCTTGGCTGCCGCGATAGCAGCGACGATCGCGAGTACTCCAGCCTCAATTGGATGCTTCACGGCGAACCCTAGAGAATCACGCAACAGCGTGCCAATATCGGGGAGCAGCGCTTTCATATCCAAGTTCTTGATATCGTTCCAGATATTGCGTAGGTCTCCGCCCACGTCCTTAAGAAAGTCAACCACTCGGTTCACACCCTTGGAAATAGCCTCTAGGAGTCCGCTAGTGACCAGCCACTGCAATAGCTTTCCCATAGCCAGCATCATCAGATTCAGTAGGGGGGTAAACGGGAGAAGTAGCAGGTCGACTGCTGCTCCGAACATCTTCCCCATCGCACCCATATAAGTGTTCATGATCGAACTGTTCTGGAGCAGGTTCTTGATGCCTGACTTCACGGCCTCCAAGGCCAGAAGAGGCTTGAAGATAGACAGGAAAGTAGGACTCGTTCGGATGCCCTTCTCAACGTTGACGAGCATCGGTGTTTGGGACACAGCAACACTTGCCCCAGCAGGCAGGTTCCCCATCAGGCCCTGCAGTTCCTCCCCGCTGATGACCATCTTGACTGTGATTTCGCCAGGATCGCTGTTACCCATTACCATAGCTTAGTCCTCTATACTCGTCTCGACGCCCGCGCCTGCATGTCGGCTTCGTTGTGGGCCTGGTCGATCTCTTCGTTCTTCCGTAGGATAAAGTAGTAAATCCACACATCAATCTCGGACATCGCCTTGAGTACCTCAAGAGGGATGCCCGCACGCAGAAGGGACAACTCCACCTGCTTTCGCCAGATAAGTGGATCGTCGGGCTGCCCACCCTGCGACAGTGCGCGATCTACTCTTTTTTTGCAGCCGTTACCTCGTCGACGCTGACTGGGTTCGGCACCAGCACTTCAAGTTGCCGGCCGATGTCAACTGGCAGGTTCCGCAGACCCATTGTGTTGATCGGGAACGGGGCGCTCATGAGCATCGCCCGCAAGGCCTCTTCGTAGTAGGTCTCCTGATGGAACCTGGTACGCAAGACGTCAAGGTTCTTGGCGTCCTTCTCGACGAAATACTCGGTCGCTGCCGAGATGCACCTGTTCCGCTCCCACCACGTGAGTGGCTTGTAGGTGATCTCCGCCCGCTTGTCACCCAGAAAGACCATCACGGTCTTGACCTCAGACACGGCCCGTGCCAGATCGTCAGCGGTCAACTCTCCGTACTGCTTCTCTTCCTTCTTGGTAGCCATTATCCAACCCCCTTTGTTACATCATACCATACTCGTAGCCGTCGATAGCTAGATGCGTACCCCACCAGTCGGGGCCGCCCACCTGACCATACGTCTTGTGGAGAAAGCCCTCACCCTCGTCGCAGTGCCAGTCAGGATTTGCTGCCAGCCAGGACATCCAGATATGTTCCCAGTTCTCGACAAGTGCCCGCTGCCGCTCGAACGGCATGTCAGCTAGGACATATCGCAACCGGCGGTTCTCGTCTGGCAAGCGTCGGTTGTAGCGTGCCACCTCTTTGTCGTACTCCCGCTGCCAGCCCTCGATACGATCCCGCACCTCATCGTCAGGGATGGAACGTACAGTAGGGTCTCCAAGATAGACATGGTCTAGATCATAGAACCACTCGACTGCCTTCACCACCTCGTCGGCCATCACATTGGCGACCGCCTGGGGCATCGTCTTGCTCGGATTGCCTGGGTACTTGATCATCCTATCCATCACTTTGCCGGTCGTGCCCCCCATCCCGCGTCTCTTTTTTGATCGGGACACAGCCGGTCAGGGCTGTAATGCCGCTCCCGCTCAGGATACGGCTCCCGTGCGGGAAGAACGGGGGATCGAACTCCAGGCTTGGTTTTCGTTTCTGTTGCCATAGTGCAACCCCCTATGTCAGGCTGTAGATCGTCACCATGTTGACATCAAAAGTAGCGGTAACGGTCGGTACCCCTGCAGGCGGGGCAGGAACGTTAACCGGTGCAGTCAAGAGAACCGATCCCTGGTTACCTACAGTAGGGTAAGTACTACAGAACAGGGTCAGCTTGTCTGATCCTTCACCGCAACCCGTCTGGTCGAACTGCATAGTAATCGAAGTACCTGCGGTGTACCCTGGCCACGCCGCTGCACCCTGGTTGAGCAGGAACTCGTAGATGTCCCGATCGATAGCTGGATCGGACATGTCCAAATCCACTTCCAGACGGTAGCTACGCTTCCCGGGGACGTATCCGTTCGGAATCTGCTGGGCATCTGCGCCGCCGCCTCGCTGCAAGTAGTAGCGCATCTCGATCTGTTGGTCGCAGGTCAGGCTGAAGCGTCGGACATGGCTGAATGTCAATCCGAACATCTGGAAGGTACACTCAGAGAACATGAAGCGCCCTTCATACGACTCAGGCTCAACTCCACAGGTCAAGGCACCGTAAAACTTGGCGACCCCGGCGAGGTTGTGCCACAAGTCCTTGAAGAGCATTTCGTCTAGGCTGTAGCGAAGCTCCTCACCCTCGTTAGCGGATATCGTCCAGCGATTGATCAGCCCACCCTTGTAGAAGCGAGTCAGTTGATCAACCCCGTCGGTGTCGCGCATGATAATGAACATCTCAAACGACGGGATCGTTTCGTCAGTCGCACTCTTGCCCTCGGTATACCAGTTAGATGCGTACCGGCCCAGCATCACTTCCAAGAAGGTCGTCTGCTTTCCCTGCATCTTGATGTCTGAGATCGAACCACGCAGGGTCTGCTTCCCTCGGAAGATCTGCTTACGGTTACGGCCGGCGAACACCCCAAAGAACGGGTACCACGCATATTCGGGATCGGGGGCGTTCACGGCCTCGAAATTCCCGAACCTCTTGAAGTTACCGCCGGCTGGACTGTTTCCCCAGGATAGTTCCTTACGCCAGACGACCACTGCATTTTCAGTTCTTATGATACCCATCCTATTTCCTCCCTAGAACAGATCTGACGTACCTGGCTCGGCTGGTGGCACAGGCTCCTCTGGCTCCTCAATCACTGGAGCTTCGACCCTTGTCGGCCTTTGCGGAACGCGGGTCGCGGCGTTCGGTCTCGACGGCGTCTCAAAGCCAGTCGAGATGCCACTGATGATCGGTACCACCCTGCTAGTCAATCGGATCGTAGTCGTACCCCGCCAGTACAGATGCTGGCCGACAGCAGACTCCTGGAACGTATCGTAGTAGATTTGCTGGTATGGCCTGATCGCTTGCTTATACGTATACACAATCCGGCGTACCTCGGCCATCATATCATAGAGTCGCTGGCGGCTTCTCTTCGTGTGTATCTCGATGGGTACGACGATATCGACATCCTTGAAAGTGTAGCTATGCCCGCGCTGTTTCTCGTCGGCCCTCACCTCTCCAATAATGATGTAGTCCGCCCGATCAAGATGCATCTGCTCCCCAGCCATTGTGATGTCGTTCATCACGTGTATCTCTGGCTTAGGTAGCCGCTCGACCGCAATCCAGGCAGACCGTATCAGGTCACGCACGATCTCAGGCGGTACGGGCTCGGCCCCTGCCTCCAAAAGGGATGGAGTAGGAAGTGTGATCTTGACACACGGGATCGATGTCAACGGTGGCCCAGGGGGAAGCGTCGTGGGCACTAGGATAACAGGCATTACAACCACGCTCTCCAGTAGATATTCTGGGCCGTGCCTGGCGTACCATCGTGCTTCTTGATCGCCACTGTGAGATTCACTCCGTCCTTGCCTGTTATACTTGCGAACTCGTTGGCCACCGTCGGGGTTAGAACCGCTGCTGTCGGCGTTCCCGACAAGCCATGTGGGATAAGACCACCATCAGTCGTGCCCACCGTGGCTCCCATGTTCTCAGTTACAATCCCGATGACATCCACATCCTTCACGGTGTATGGGGCATATCCAACCGCTTGGATCAGAAGATCAACCCTCTTCGGAAGCGTAAGATAGAACTGGAATCTTCCCGTCAGGTCGGTCGGGAACGGGTTGCTCAGGAAGTGATCCCCTGATGCGTCGGCGTAGATGGTCTCGGTTATCGGAACGGCGGTACCTGGATTGCGCACCTCGACCGTGGCGACGAGTACGTCCCCAGTGGGGCTGATAACCGCATCGCGGAATTGGGCCCGGGCCACAGTCATCCTACCAGCCTCCCATCCCAAGGCCCGTCATGAAGACCTCACGGAGTTCGTCGGCCCTGTCCATAGCTACCTGTGTCCACGATTCGACCTTCTCAGACTTGGATAGGACATCCAGCCCACTGCTAGACAGCCCTGTGTCATCTGCGTTCCGCACCAAGTCGGCCCCCACCGTCCGCAGCACGATATGGGTCACAGTCTGGGCCTGCCGGTGCGTTTCGAAGTCGGTTCCATAGACATAGTCAACGATCACACTTGCTGGCTGGCGGATGTAGCGTGAGAGCAAGAAGCTGTAGTACCGCAATCGGAAGCTCGGCAACATGAAGTAGACCATGTTCCTGTACTGATCGAGGAAGTAGTCTCCCTGGCCGCCCCCGCCGCGCCCCTGCACCATAGTCTCATGGTGAGTCCCTTGCCACAACCCCAGACGGTTCACGAACAGTACAGGGCGATTCCTAAGCAAGAATCCGTAAGGATTGAAATCGTATCCTTCACGGAAAGCCCCACGAATCCGCCACGACTTGCGGCAGTAGTTGTCAAGCCAGTCCTCTGCGGCACGGATGGCGTGCCTCACGATCGCCCCCTCTGGCGTTGTGAAGTCGTTGAAGCCTCTCCATCCCATAAACTGCGCCACGTGGTTCGCGCTGGCATACGTGTTGTAGAACAGAGGGAACACCTTGTCAAGCGTAAGTGCACCCGTCACGCTTGAGAAGGTAATACGCACCCAGTACTTTGTGATCCCTGCAGTGGGCGGGCTGATGGTATCCACAGGGAATCCCCCCGCACCCGCCACAGCATTGGTTGACGTCCCCACCCGCCACACATCGGGGTTTCTCCCCCAGTATGCGACACCGTGACCGTTGAAGTCATACGCCTGCTTCCAGGTGTAACCTGCACCACCAACAGTAGCTTCAAAGGCAAACTCTGGTAGGACAGGGCTCCACTCTTCACCATTCCAAATATCGACAGCGTAGTCAGCATCCGTCGCCGCAAGGGCTGTGTAGAACAAAGCCCCAGCTAGCCAGTCCGAGACAGCTAGGAAGAGGATATCTCCTGTCACCACAGGCAACGCCATCCCGCTGTAGGACGTCGCCGTCTTGTCCAGCCAGGCCGCCGCCCGCAAATGCCAAACACGATCACAGATCTTCATCTAGTCTTCCTCGGTCTCTTTGAGTATTTGCTCTGCTAGCTCTCCTAGCCCTGGCTGCCCCGACAGGTCGGCTGCCTGGGCCAGCATCTTCAGCCGGCGCTGGAGCAGACGAACCTTACGATCGCTCTCATCAGCGAACCGTCGGTGTGGCCCCCGCCTGTGCATCGGTGGTGACGCTTGAAGGGCCATGTTCGGCCCCAGGACGGCCTGGACAGCCTTCCTGTGTGCTACCTGCGCCTCCTGCAGCATAGCGATATCATGTGTGTTCATAGGTTACTCGGATTCGCGCCGCACCACGAAGTAGATACTATCGAGGATAACAAGGAAGTCGTAAGACAGCAAGATCACCCCCAGGCTACCCGCCGCATTCACTGTACGTACATTCTTCTGTGAGAGCAGCATCCAGGTACTAGTAGGCAGACCTTCAACCAATTCCCACCAAGTATCGGCGTAGGCGACATCGTTTGTCAAAGGTGTCCCACTCGCTGGTGTAACCAATATCCACGTCACTAGACCGCCTAGCCCAGCTGACTCGCGGTTAGTAATAAGACCCGATACCGTCACAGAACCTCGAACATTGTTGATGGTGAGAACCTCAAGGGGGCCTATAGTAGCGTCTACCCCCACCCCCATATTTAGTTCCAGACCAACAAACTCTGCGCCGACGCCCGCGCCGTCCTTCCAGAAGTAGAAGTAATAGTCATGGATCAGACCGTCTGCTATCAAGTTAAAAGCGTCGGGTATCCACACTGGAGACAGGGTAGCATCGAATTCCTCTAATGCTCCTGGCCAGAATGAGACATCGAACAGCCTATGATCATCGTCCTGGACATCCACATAGACTCGGCAATAGAGATTACCATCGGCCACCGTGCTGTCTATTCCTAGATACATAGCGATCGCGTTAACAATTATTCTAGCATCCGTGGGTGCAGGGATAGCTAGTGGAACCACAAAGTCCGCCGCTCCTAGACCCACAGCTTCTGCCACCGCCGTAACGACATAGGATGGGCCAGGGACTAGGTTACCGCTCACGGTGTAGCCTGGAGCGTAGGAAATCGTCTCCACACTGCTGGTGCGACCATCAATGATTACGGACATCTCTACTCCGTCTCGTTCCAGATGAAGCGAATATACTTAACAGCAGCAAGCTCGAACGGTAGACTAGGAAACAGGGCTATACCGATACTCCCCGCCACGTGCACGGGACGAGCGTTGAACCAATTCCCGCCGCCCTCGACCAGGGACAACGGCTGTGATCCAGTTGTAGGGCCGACCGTGATGACGTCTTCCCCATAGGTCGCGCCCTTGGGAGAATAGATATAAGTATAGATACTCGCACCACCGCCCCCGCCAAGAGTTGTCTCGGCAAATAGACCGCTAACTGTAGCAAAACCCCGGATGCCGTCAAACGTCAGAACCTCGGTGATGCCGACGGCATTGTCTGATCCTACACCTTCCAGCAACTGAACCTGTCCTATCGTTATGCCCAGACCACCCGTCCAGAAGAAGAAGTAGAAGGTATGTGGTAGGCCATCTGACAGCAAAGCGAAGATCGGAGCCGAGGTCGCTGGATAGCTGTAGGCCCGCTGATGAAGCGCCACTACGTTAAACCACTCGTCGAACACCAGATTGGCGAGGTCTTGTGAATCTATGTAAACGCGGCAGAACAGATTGTCCCCTGGCGCAACGAAAGCCCCAACATCAACACATAGCGCCTGGGCAATACTGAGCACCGTAAATCTATCATCCGCTGGCTTGGGGATGGTTAGCGTCACAGCATAGTCAGCATTGGCCAGACCCACGTCTTCGGCCACCTTCACGATAACGTTACCGCCAGGTTCGAGGTCACCAGAGTCCAGAATAGTTGGTGCGTAGAGCGCCTCTTTCAGTGCGCCCACTTTTCCATCGATGATGACACCCATACTAGCCGCCTCGCTCTTCGATGTAGATAGAGATAGCAGCCGTCACACCCCCGCCGCCTGCGGGGGCAACTACTATAAGGGCATCGTCCCCACTGAAGAGCAACTCCTCATCGGGAATCCAGATACCGTTCTGTGCCACCACCAGCGAGATCGTCCGAAGGAGCGTATCCCACGCTGCACCTGCGCCTGAGTCCAGGGTCACGGTAATGTCAACCGTTGTGTTGGCGCTATACTTGACGGCTACCTTGTCCAGACGGAACGGGGCACCACCAGGGCCAGTAGAAAGTGTGATCGGCGTGTTGGCTGCACTCAACTCCGTATTCCGTACCATTCGGCTTCGGTCTCCAGAGATGTTCTCGATTTTAACTGCCATAGTCGTCTCCTAGCGAAGCACGAGCTTTAGAAGCCCGCACACAACCCCGGCGATTGACACCGAGATACCAACCCCCCAGATCACACAGCGCTCTATGGATGAGCGGATAGCGGTATAGTTCTCTACTACACCAATCCGCGTGTTCTGCAGCGCCTGTTCCTCGTTGACCACTTTGCGGAGTGCCTCGATATCCCCACGAGTAGCAATAGCATCGGCTCGATCACTTACAGCACTCTGTGTAATCCGCTCCTCGACCGAAGTCAGACGATCATCAATCCCGCCTAGTCGGTCACGGATACCAGCCAAGACTTCAGTGTAGCTTTCACCGTTAGCCATTGCTTGCCTTCTGTTCAGGGGAGGGGGGCTTTCACCCCCCTCACCTGTTCATTGTCTTCTAGTCGTTGCCCCAGGCGATCAGGTTCACACGGGAGAATTGCGCAAGGGTGCTTGCCGCAACTCCTGTGATAGTGATGAGCCCTGGAAGGGCACCAATGGCTCCTGTGAAGACCATCGTGCCTACAAACGCTAGGGCTGCCGCACCAGCACCAGTCTCAAGTGTCACCACCGCTCGGAGAGGGTCGAAGGGCATCGGGAGGATGACCTCGCCGAACCCACCACCTGCTGCCGCCTCTGCCGCGTTCACGATGAGCGTCCTGATGCATACCCGATGTCGTCCAGGCCCTTCACCTCGCCACATAACCGCCTCGTCCCAGGCGAAGTTAGCGGCGACCGCCAAGGTTGCCAGGGCGACGCCTGCTCCAACCGTGTCAAAGGTAATCAACAAGTCAACACCCGCGTTCAGACTCTGGGCCTGACAGTTGTTTACCCCACCAACAGCGTCGTCGTCGAGGATGGTAGCTGCGAGGATTGGCGTGCCTACGGCAGCAGCCTGGGTAGCACCCTGGATACCTACAGGGATGTTGGCCGTTAGGCCAGTGATGTGAGAGGCACTCCAGAAGATATCCACCGCGTTAGCGTGAGCCGCAGCAGCCGAGCCGCCGCGTGCGCGCCCGAAGGTCACGTTGTTGCCAGTGATGTCAAGAACCCGCAGGTACTCTACGCCGAGGTAGATGAGTTCACCTACGACGAGAGGGTTCACACCGCCGACACCACACGCAGCGTAACCACGAGCCGGCGTCAGTTCAACGACCAGCGGGTCGGTGACGACGTTGAAGTCGTTGTTCGCCGTGTTGTCGGTGGAGTCCAGGTCGATCCGGTCGATCTCGAAGGTGTCAACGCCGATGGTGACAGTGTCTCCAGCGACAGGGACGCCCGTGCGTGCTGTCCAGACACCAGTCGCTCGTCCAAGGCCCATTGCCTGGTTCCCAGGGTCGTCCAGGGCAGGGTAGAGCATCTTCGTGTCGTCGACCGCCGCCGCTGCGATCTTTGCAGTGGTGACTGCCAGGTTTGCGATGTTCGCGGTCTGGGCTACAGGAACCAGAACGATGACTCGGAACTCAATCGAGCCGCCAGTGCCTGCCGCAATAATGGTAGCGTTGAGGGCCTCGGTCGCCGGAAGACCATAGGAACCTATCCATCGGTCACCAAGCGTCCACGCACCAGCGCCTATGTCGTCGAAGAGACCATTGGGGTCGCCAGGCGAGCCTACGTCGATGTCTGGGCCACCAGCCGCCGCTACGGTTGCAACACCTTGGACAACCACAACTCGGTTAACCGTTGCATCCGCCGCCACGATCTGCTGAAGACCTGCACCTCCGCTCGCAACCACAACAACGACGGTGGGGGTTGCAAAGTCACTAAGTGCGAGAGTCGAAAGCACGGAGGCAGGAATTGCTCCAGGCGCAAACTTGTCAGCGACGGTTGCGGGAGTGTCGAAATAGGCCGTGTCCATCTTCGCGCGGCCCGCTGCACTGGCTTCCAGTGCGCCAGCCGCTAGCTCGGCAGTGTCAACTGCGCCAGCGTCGATCTGCAGTGCCTCGATGGATGCGGTGTCGATCGCTGCTCCCCTGAGCAGGCCCGTGTCGCCCAAGTCCATCCACTTGTCCAAGTTGATGATGATAGTGTCGGGGCTGCCCTCGATCATGTAGACCGCATCGGCAAGGGTCGCATCGTTGACGTAGACGACCTGCTTGTAGACGGGCTTCGACAGGTTCCCCAGTTGGGTAAGGGTTAGTTTCGTGATAGGCATTCTCGCTCACCTCTAAGAGTTCAATGAATGTATTGCTAGACGGAATCCGTCTCGCAATTCTTTTGCGTCTTCGCCGCGACGCCACGGGACACGCTGAGCGTCAAAGTCTAACGCCAGCCGCGCCTGGGGAGACTTGATCCGCATAAAGGGATAGGCCATCTGTAGGACATCCAATGCTGAGCGTCCCACAATTTGCCATTTGTAGCAGGTCTTCAGGTGACCCACACCCAAGCGTGACCGAACGACTATGCCACCGAAGGTAGCTCGTAGCCACTCGAGAACGGGGAGATACGTGTTAGTTACCTCCAACCGTGTGCAGCCTGTCTGAGGAATGTGAATACACCCCTCTCCGTCGATCAGGCCAGCCACATAGCCACACTCAGCCTCGCTTAGGTTCACTAGTAAGTCCTCTCTGCGTCGCACAGAATGTAGTCCACTACGACTTCGACAGTGCCAGCCGCGCCAACACCCGCGATGACGGAAATGATGATCGGCTGTTCTGCTTCCACCCGATTCGCCAGAGTAAGCAGGACTCCATACTCGACGAAGTTGTCGGCGGGAGCCACTACCACCTGGGTCATCAGTTGGTTTCCTGCTGCCGCCGCACTGTCGTAGGCAGCCGGGGCCAGCAAGTCAATCGACGTGAGGTTAGCGCCCTCGCCCATCAGCCGTACGTCGACCAGGCGGACGGGTACGGGGAATATCCCCGCCAGAGAGCGCACTTCACCGTTGATTGGGGTCATTCTAATAGGGGCGGTGTGGCGCAGGAGTTCCTGCCCCTTGCCTAGCTCGTCACGGACGCGCTTAGCCGTCTCGTAAAGAGCCCGCTGTCGCTTGGTCGCTGGGTATGCCATGCTAGTACGACCGCTCTTCGTCACAGAGGATGTAGTCCACGACGACCTCGACCGATCCAGTGGCTGCACCTGCTGTCACCACTACAAGAGTGATGGGCTGCTCGGCTCCTACTCGGTTCGCCAGGCCAGCTAGGACTCCATACACGACCGTGTCGTCGGCGGCAGCGCCTAGTGCCGTGATCAGGCGGTTGCCTGCGGCAGCAGCACTGTCATACAGCGCCGGGGCCAGGACGTCGATACTGGTCAGGTTGGCGATGCCTTCGCCGATCACGCGGACGTCCACGATCTTGATCGGGACAGTAGGAACACCCACCAGGGCTCGGATAGTACCGGCTCCGTTCTGGGTGATCTTGACGGGGCCAAACGATCGGAGGGACTCCTGTCCCTTGCCGACTTCGTCTCGAACGCGCTTGGCCGTGTTGTAAAGGGAACGCTGCCTTCTGGCGGCAGGGTATGCCATGTTCTAGTCCTCCACCATTGTCTCTTCGCCTTACGAAGGCTACGGGGCTATGGGACTCCCCGGCCTCTTTGCTTTCCATTCTTCACGGCGAGCGGGATGTGGAAAGGAGGCTAAACACACCCCGCCGCCGAGCATCCCTATTGGGACACCCTTCGGCATTAACCGATGGGCCAGACCGTTATGCCTGTGCCCCTTATAATTCCCCCTGAGTCCTGGGATGGGCGGGGTCGGGGGACGGCCCCGCCCTTCCCGCTAGTCTCGAAGTCTAGGTCGACCCTAGATCAGGTTGACACCGTCCGACAGGTCGGTGATCTTGGCCTGCTTCCTGAAGTCCAGGCAGCGCAGATCAGCGGCGGTCAGGTAGATCGCCTTGATGCCGAGCATGTTGTTCTGCAGGTAGTCACGGCTCTCCATGTACTGGGTGGTGAAGAGAACCGGAACCTCCAAGAACCTGGTGTCCAGGACGTAGGCGTGGCTGCCCCGTACGGCGTCCCCGTTGGCTGCCTGCTGGTACTCACGCGCGCAGTCCCAGTCGTGCATGACTGGGATACCCTTGTAAGTAGCAACCTGGAAGCCTGTTGGGTAACCCTTCAAGGTGCCCTCTCCGCCCAGCTTGACCTGGAACGTGCCCTCGCCGACGAAGTGCTGGTTGGCCTGGAGGATTGTACCCAGCCTGGTCACCTGCTCGATGCCGGTGATGATCAGGTCAGGCTCTCCACCATTCCGCCTCACAACGTCGATGCCCTGGTCTAGAAGGCCCGTGCTCATGTGCCGAAGCACACTAGCACCCTGCTCGACAACGTTGGCCGCACTCCAGAACAAATCGTCACGGTCGGCGATAACGAGCGAGCCGTAGCCCGCTGCCTCGGCGGCTGTGAAGGTCGTGCCGTTGCGGACTTCGTTCGTCCGGTTGACCACGTCGTCAAGGCTGCCAAAACCTGCCCGTGTCCTCACATAGAGGATACGGTCGGTTGTAGTGTTCTGGTCGAACACGGCGACGGTAGCGCTCGTGATAGCGGTGCAGACGATGTCCACAGCCTGGCCAGCCTCTCGGTACGTGTCGCCGATGTTGAGCCAGTCTGTGTTGATCATCGTTACAGCACCACCGGCACCAGCACCCAGCACGATGCGCTGGTCACTGTTGGCCAGAAGCATCTGGTTGAGCCGCTTGGTGTGGTCGATCATCGCGGTTTCCTGCGCGACCGCGAGCGCGTCACCGATACCACCTTCCAGGGTGCCCAGGAACTGGGCCAGCGCCGAGACACCAATCGAGGTCACGATGAACTTCGGCTGGATGAACACGGTCTGGAGGTCGGGAGCGTCGATGTCTGGCAGCGCGCCGACTTCACTTACGGGTCGCGTGCTGCGGTTCCTACCCGACCGGATACGGTAACCAGTGGTTGGCCCCCAGGCTACCTTCCTGATCAGGTTGAAGAAGCGCGTCTGGCTGTTGAGGGAGTCCCACACCTTAGCGCCAAAGGTGTTTGTGAAGAAATCGCCAGCGATGAACGCATCAGCCGGCGGGCTTGTCGTGATGTCCTTCTGCAGTAGTCCACTGCCAGGGCCGAAGTAGCCGTAGCGAAGCTCGCGGGGAGACGCGCCACCTGGGACGCGCTGAATCCAGTCGGCAAGCGTGCGGGGACTCCAGACCTGACCAGACTTGTTCACTCGAGTGTTGAGTGCATAGCTGCTATCCATGTCTGTCGTCCTCCCCTACGCTATCCCTGCCGGTAGATCGCCACACTGGGCTCGCCATCGGTTCAGCTCCTGGAAGCTCATGTCGCGTGCCCTCTCCTCCAGCTTCTGGATATCGGGGGCGGGCTCCTCGGTGCGAACACCAGGATGCGGTGACATGGACTTCTTGATGATGCCTGCACCAACCAAGGCTGCCCTGATCTCGGCGAGTTCCTTCTTCAGGGTAGGGCCAAGGCCGCTGTGCGGGATCACCGTCTGATCCGCTGGCCAGTCCTTCGTGTCTGGCGTGACTGGCGGGTTGCCGGGAATGTCGCTGTCCTTCTTGCCAAAGTTGCTGGACGAGTCATCCTTGCGGACAACACTCTTCCGGCTCTTCTTCTGAAGGCTCACAAGACCAGGGTCGGTCTCGGCGCGGTCGCTCGAAGCAGCGCTTCTGGCATCCATCTCAGGCTCGCCCTCGTCGGGCTCGCCCAGGTCAGCGTCGCCGTACGGAGAAAAGTCACTCTCGGCAGCCGACTCGCCCTTCTCCATCACATCCTCTTCGGAGTCAGGAGTGCCAGGCGTCGCCTCAAGCTCTTCCTCTTCGTCGTCGTCGCTCTGAAGCGCCATGACGTGCTTGGCGATCGCACTAAGACTACGTGTCAGGGAGAGCATAATCTTGGCCTGCTCACCCTGGCTCTTGCGCATCTCAGCGATCTCCTCTTTGAGAGATGCCTCGTCCTCTTCGTCGTCCTCGTCACCGAGAAGCGACTCCAAGTCCTCGTCATCCTCTTCTGCTACGGGATTCTCGGCCAGCCTAAGTAGCCGTTGCTTGCTCACAAGATACCTCCTGCGTAAGCTGAACGTGATCCCCATACATACATACGCACCTTACCATATCCAAACTGCGAAGTCAAGTCCTGGATGGTACCCGTTGAACAGAAATAAGCCGCCCGTGAGAGGACGGCCTTACAGCCCTGCT